CACGAGAACTAGAAGATGCGCCACCGGAACGGCCGTGCGAAGTACCTCGAATCGGTGACGGCGGAACGTGGGCGTAACATGTCGCAAGAAATCGCGGCGATGTTGATCGGCGGCGCGCAGGTGCATAACGCTGCGTTCGGTCCCGAAGGCGTCGGGTTGTCTGACGAGGGGACCGGAGCCGGATCGCCCGGTGGCGGAGGGCTGCTGTAAATGCCATTAAAAGGGTGGAAGCCGTCCGTAGAGACACGGGAGAAGATGAGGCTTGCGAAGTTGGGCAAGCCCGGAAATCACACAAAACCGCACTCCGCCGAGACAAAGGCGTTGTTACGCGAAGCCTCGCGCTCTGATGCTAATACAGAAGCCGCCGCTTCTAGGAAGGGAAAGACTTTCGAAGAACTTTACGGTGAACGAGCGCAAGAAATGAAGCGAAAAATGCGTGAGCGTGCTGTTCAACGTGGCGCTCCAGTGTTGTCTGATGTCTCTCGGCAAAAAATAAGTGATGCCCTTAAAGGACGCGAACGTCCAGATATTTCAGCAGCAAAGAAGGGGAAACCCTCTGCTAGAAAAGGCAAAACACTGTCCGAAGAACATCGGGCACGTATAAGCGCAGGACACCGTAAGAGTGAAAAGGCAAAAATCGCACGATTGCACAAAAGGATTCATTTCAAACCATCATCGCTTGAACACATTGTTCGGTCTGTGCTAGAGGCAATTGGTGTTAACTACGTGCTTCATTACAGGGTACTAACTTTCGTAGCAGACATTTTTGTCCCATCTCGTAATCTCATTATAGAGTGCGATGGGTTTTACTGGCATTCACGACCGGGAGCGGTTGAACGAGATGCGGCTAGAGATAAGAAAATGACAGAAGCGGGATACACAGTGCTTAGATTGTCGGAGCAAGAAATTCGATCTGAGCAGGCTTCTGTTATTTTGACACAGCTTTTTGGAGCAGCATGAGATGCCTGCGGACATCGAACTCTGCGAGTTTCTTGAAGCTGAGGGAGTATTTGTTGTCGGCGCTACGGACGGCTCGGGTATCTTCGCTGGCGAACTGCCAGCGGGCGTAGTCGATGGCGCAGTGTTAACACAGTATCCCGGTGCTCCGCCTGAATTGACGTGTGGGTCGGATGGCTGGAACTTAGAACTTCCACGGTTGCAATTGCGTGTGCGTCATAGCGATGAAGCAACGGCAATCGAGAAAGCCACAAACGCAGCAGCGGCTTTAAGTCGAATAGCTGGCGACATACTAGGAAGTGTGCGTTACCGCAGCGTCACGGTAATGCAGTCGCCCGGTTTGCTTTTTAGAGATGCGGGAAACCGCCCGAATTATGGCTTCAATATCGAGGCGGAACGAGAGGTTGACGTGGTCTATCTCGAAGGCACATGGACGCCAGTTGTCACGTTGGTCGGCGGAGCGGGCAACGTCGTGCCCGTGTACACGACGAACAGCGGCACGTGGACGCGCATCGGGCGCCTCGTCTTTTTCAACATCGAGTTGACGGGCGACGGCGGCGCGGAGGGCGCGGGCACCGGGCAGATGTACATCTCGCTGCCGTTCACCCCCTCGGCCGAGCAGTTGAAGATCCGCATTCCCGTCGGTACCGCCATCAACGGCGCCAACGAGCACGTGTTGTTTAGCGAGTTGAATCCGTCTGTCGCCACGATGGCGATATACAAGGACAACGTGACGGGGTCGGATCTCGATCTGGTGACGATGACCGGCTCGGATCAGAACAACACGACGCGGTCGATCTACTTGCAGGGCAAGATTCTGGTATGAGCGAACAGACACGAGCGTGGACCACCTGCCTGCGCTGTCAGCGGGCTATGAACACCGGGGACGTGGACGCCTACGGGCGATGCCCGTCGTGCGCGGACGCAGACGTCCGTGCCCCTCGGCCTGTCCCCTCGGTGCCGGATCCGACACCGACGCCTGACGAGGAGCCTGCGGCATGACCCTGTCGATTGTCATTCCGACGCTCGGCCGTGCCTCGTTGGAAGACGCGTTGGCGTCCGTCGTGCCGCAGTTGCACGAAGGTGACGAGGTGATCGTCGTGCGCGACAGCCACGGTGATCCGCAGGATACGCCGCAGGCTCGTGCGCGTGTCGTTGCCTTCGGTCCGCAGGTGCGCTACTTCGAACACGACGCGGGGCGACACTACCACGGAGGCACCGCGCAGGCCAACTACGGATTCACGCAAGCGCGTGGAGATTTCGTGCTGGCCATCGGCGATGATGACGCCTATACGGTCGGTGCGTTGGCGGCGATTCACGCGCATCTGGCACCGGGGCGCGTGCTGCTGTCGAAGGTGTACATTCCGTTCAACGGGCTGTGCTTGCCGGTGACACATGAGGTGAAGCGCAACCAGATCAACGGCTGCTCCTGTGCGGCGCCGCGTGAGGCGCTCCAGCCGTTTCCGTTGAGCGGGGATCCGAGTGCTGATTTCGATTGGATGGAAGCGATCCTTGCTGCGACCGGACGCGATCCGGTCTGGCTCGATCAGGTCACGGTGATCGCCTTTGCGTCTCGCCGCAACGGGCGACTGGCGAACCTTGGGCCGACGTCCTGCACTCGGTGTACGCGGTCGGTGCTGATCGAAGATACGGTGGACGGGTTGTGCTGCGTGTGCGCCGCGCCGCCCGGCGTGGTCGCGTCGGACTACCGCGCCGCGCACCCTCGGCGCATCGCGTTCGTGTGGCCTGCCGCTGAAGTGTCCGTCTCTGACGTCGCGCGCGGGTATCGAGACGCGCTGGCGCGCGCGGGGCACACCATCCTCGACTACAAGCTGCACAATCGCTTCAAATACCACGAGGCGGCCCTCGGAACGGTCGCCGAACGATGGAAGCATGACGCGGTGTTGATCGCGCGTGAGGCGAGCGACGGCATCGCGGCGTTCGTGGTGCGGCACTTACCGGATCTGGTGGTGATTGTCAGTGGCATGACGTTCCATCCGGACGCCGTGATTCTGCTGCGACGATTGCAGATGCCAACCGTGGTCATTTTTACGGAGTCGCCGTACAACGATGAACAGCAGCGAAACTTTGCGGCGCAGTACCCGTCGATGATCGTGGCGACCAACGACGCAGGATCGGCGGCCAGCGAAGGGTGGCTGCATCTGTCTCCAGCGTTCGATCCAGCCGTGCATCGCCCGTTACCGTCTCGCGAAGAGTTTGCGTGCGACGTGTTTTTTGTCGGGACCGGATGGGATGAACGGCAGTACGCGTTCGAGCGCGTCGATTGGACAGGCATTGACGTACGACTGTACGGATTTTGGCCGGGCGTGGTACACGGGACGCCGTTGTTCCGGCACATCCGGTGGACACCGTACGGATCGACCGTGTTGACCAACGCGCTGGTCGCACACGCGTATGCGAGTGCCAAGATCAGCTTGAACATGCACCGCGCACCCCATCAGCCGATCGAAATGGATCATCCGGTGATGAACGGCGGCACGAGCGTGAATCCGCGCGTGATGGAAATTCTTGCGTGCGGAGGGTTTCTGTTGACGGATGCCCGTCCGGAACTGGTCAACCTGTTCGCAGGCATCGACATTCCGGTGTTCGATCCCGGTGTGCCCGGTGATCTGGAGAAGCAAATTCGATATTGGCTGCGGCACGAGGCGCATCGGCGAGAGATGGCGGATCGGATGCGCCACGTGGTGCAAGAGGTGATGCAGGGAGACACGTTCGACGCGCGCGTGCGCACGCTGGATGCCATCGTGGATGCAGCGTTCACACCGGCCGTAGCATAACAAAGGAGCAGCGATGGCAACGTTACATGGAAAAAATTCCATCCTCTACATGGGGGCGGGCGTGTCGGCGCCTGCGGCCACGATTTCTGAGGCGGCGGAGTGGAGCATCGACGTCGATTTCGACACCGATCCCGATCCGGCGTTGCAGGATTCGTGGGAAACGCGACTGAAGGGGCTGCATCGGTTCAGCGGCGCGTTCAGTGGCAACTTCGACGACGCGCAGGATCAGTGCTGGGACGCGGCGATCGCGACGACGCACACGCCGTTCTACCTGTACCCGGACAGCGCAACGATGACGAGATACTACTACGGCTTCATCGATGGTGTCGCTGCATAGTAATATGCAGACGAGAACCGCCGCTGATTGACTCGAACGCTGAAATGCCAACGAGGGCCAAGCAAGCAGATCGTGCTGTGCAGGCTGAGAGACTAAGCGCGGCGGCATCCCTTTGGGATGATGCAATAGTCCGTTCTTGCAGAAACAAGTAACTGCAAGAGCTAGGCAGAAATGACCTAGCCCCACTGAAAAGTGGAGTAACAACGTAGCTGGCCGAAAGTATCCGTTGCGGGAGCAGTGACCGGCAAAGAGACGTTCAGCGTGACGTTCGAAGGCGACGGCACGCTGGCCAAAAATCCGGCGTAGTTGCATAAAAAATCTATAGATACCGTTTCAGTGCGGTATCTATAGATTAAGGATTTTTGATGTCCACGAAGAAGTGCGAACTCGGCTGTACGTGCAAAAGGCACAGTCCTGCCTTTAAGGAGGCATGCCGTAAAAAGGGACGTGCTTTTCTTCCATCTTTGACCGAGGAAGAGCGGCGTGCCTACGCACAAAAACAGCGTGACAATGCGCGAGCGTATTGGGCGTCACTGTCCGCCGAAGATCGAGCACGGCGGGGGAGATCAATCAGTCGTGGGCAGGATAAGTCTGAAT